CACGCGTCTGGTCCTGCTGCCGTAGCTCAGTGGTAGAGCACACCCTTGGTAAGGGTGAGGTCGGTGGTTCAATCCCACTCGGCAGCACCAGTTTTCTCTAGGAAAATCAAAACTATAAAGCAGGTTAACCGCCCTGCCCTACCGCATAACTCCGCTCGAAAACGCAGAACATATCGCGAATTGCACGGAAAATCCGTGCAAAATCCGTGCAGAGCGTTCAACGAATGTTCCGGGGGATCGAGGTGATGGCCGTCTATGTTGATGCCCCGAGACACAAACTCGGCCGCATGATCATGTGCCATATGGCCGCCGACACGCTCGACGAGCTTCACGCGATGGCCGAGCTTCTTGGTATCCGTAGGTGGTTTCAGGACAAGCTAGGAGCCCCTCACTACGACATCAGTAAACTGAACCGCGCAAAAGCGGTGAGCCTTGGGGCTATGGAGGTGAATTCACGTGTGCTTCTGGGAATAGCAAAGAGGTGCAGATGACAATGAATATTGCCGGACCGGATGAGTCCATTAGCATAGGTTCGTTTTTGGCTTACGCCATAATGAGCATAAAACCATGCAGAGACCTAGGATTTGGCGCGACGCTTCCGGCATATCCAGGCGAGGTAGCGGAGTTCTACTGGTCAACGGATCTTCCTGCCAAGGAGATTGCGAGAGCTTACGGGATCAGCAATTCACCGCAGATGGTAGCTCGCGAAGCTGGCCCTGGGATATTGGCTGGCTGCCTGTGCTTCTCCTGCAAGGGTGCCATAATTGTCAAAAATAGAACGGAGGCCAAGGAAAAGATCGATAGATACGAAAATCCTCCGTACCTTTGGCATGAAGACGATTGGCGCCGTCAACTCCTTTGCCGAAGCTGCGAAAACAGCTTCTACGAGAACGAGCGACGAGAACGTGAACTTCAAGAGCAAGCCAAAGCAGAGCATCAGCACCGCCTGAGGTATATGCCTTACAGGGAATATTTGAAGAGTGAGCACTGGCAGGGAGTGCGTCAACAAGCTCTTCGGAGAGCGGGGTATAAATGCCAGCTGTGCAATTCCTCTAGACCGCTTCAGGTTCACCACAGAACTTACGAACGCCGAGGATGTGAATGGCCGGAGGATGTGATTGCCCTGTGCGCAGACTGTCATGGCCAGTTTCATCAAAAATTGACGATCAAAACTTCGATTCAGGACCGGGAAGCGGAAAGCGTTATAAATCAAGCCACTTAGGTCCGCGCTGGACCCCAACATTTCCCACGTAATCATTAGCCTTTTCGGCGATGTGTCCAGCCGAAAATCTCCAGTAGTATCGAGTTGGAGGGATGCATGACGCATCAGATTGTCCAGACGTTAGCGCCGGCTTCAGCGCCCATCTCCAGTGAAAAGACATTCGTCGAAGCGGCCGCAAGCTATATCGAGCACGGCGGCGACCGCCGCTTCCTCGATCCCATCATCGAGTATTTCGGAAACCGGCCGCTCGCGTCGATCTATCCGTTCGATGTAAAACAGATGGCGCTGACGCTCTTCCCGACGCAGAGCAACGCGACGCGCAATCGCCAGGCGCTGACACCGGCACGCGCCGTCATCAACCATGGCTATGAGCGGGGATGGTGCAACCTCATCCGAGTTAGGAAGATGAAGGAAGATCCGGCAAAGCCGAGGCAGCCCGCCTCGGCGGTTTGGATGCACGCCTTCATCCGGCAATGCGGGAAAGATCGCCTGCCGCATGTCGCGGCACTGGTACTCTTCATGGCGCAGACGGCCGCGAGAGTGAGTGAGGCAATCGAATTAAGGTGGGGAGATGTTGATCTTGCGTCTCGTCGAGCGCTGCTCGTGAAGACGAAAACCGGCCGCAACTCGGTCCGCCATCTGACGGACGAGATGGCTGCACGGCTTCGAGATCTAAGGGGAGAGGCTGGAGATGATGACCGCGCCTTTCGCTTCACGAACCGCCATTCGGTCAATGAGCGGATCAAGGCAGTCTGCCGGCGCGCAGAAATCAGCTACAAATCAAGCCATCTCTGTGGCCGTCATACATTCGCGACGACAGCGATCGAGCTGGGAGCGGATATCAGAACCGCGATGGAGGCCGGCGACTGGAAGAGCGCTTCGGTTTTTCTCGGGACCTATGTGCATCCGAGACTGAATTCCGGCCGTATTGTCGCTGATCGCTTCAATGCTTTCCAGTTCGACGCTACATTGTAGGGATGAGCGAAGAATATCAGCCCAAATACAAATGGCGGGAGACCTGGCCTGGTGAAGGCCGCCAAGACTTCACCGGTCACGACGGCGACGATTTGGTTGGACGAATCCGCCTCGACACCACAACGCACAACCGGATCGGGATGTGGCAATGGAACGGTGGATTTCAGAAATGGGTACGCCAGCGCATCATGCCGCAAGGTGGATGGGAAACAACCCCGCGCGAGGCGTCGCGCAGGGCTGAAGAGCATCATGACAAACTGAAGGCCCTGCATAGCCGGTAGGTCCTGTCAGATGATGATGGGGCGGTGGGTAGCGATTAGCCGAACGTCAGGCTGTAGTCGGTCTGCAGCTGCGCCTTAAGCGCCGCGATCTCAGCCGATGTGAGAACCTGAGACCAACCCATCACCGTCGGTACCTTGGCGCTCGGGAAGCCGTTGTTCGCGGTATCGACGTTGACATTGAAAATGTCAGTGCCGCCGCTGTTGGCTGGTGAAGCTGCGCGTTGCGTCATCGTCCCCGAAGTCGGCAACAGAGCACCATTGAGATAGATCAGCGCTGTATTCGCGGTGCGATCATAGGTCACCACGATCAGATGCCATTTGCCGGTTTGGCCGGATAGAGGCGTGCCTGTCGTGATGACCTGGGCCACCGACGTGTTGACGTGCTGGACCTTGATCCCGACGCCGCTGCTCGCGAGGCTGATTTGAATGTCGCCGAGAGTTGACGCTTGGCCCCACGCCAGGATCACGCCGTTGCTAGCCGTGCTGCCATAGAAGAACGGCAGAGCAAACGTGTAATCGCCTGCCGGAACAAATAGACCGGTACGACGTAGGCGTTTGTTGGCGCTATCGACCTGCAAGATATTCTTGCTGCTCTGGGCGACCTTCTTCAGGGTAGCCAGTGCGCCAGTACCTGCCGATGAGACTGGAGTGTAGGCAGTCGTGTCGGAGCCGATCGAGGCAACAGAGGTGATATTGCCGGAACCGTCTACCGGGGCGTTGTGGAAATCGAGCTCAACGACACGAGCCGGGACTGTAGCGGTTGACGCCGTGAAGGTGACGATCGGTGAAGCGGTATTGCCCGTTGCGCGGCAGAAGTAGTTATAAGCCCGGATGCGGCACTTGCGTGTTACGCCGGACGCGCCAGGCAGCGTTGTCGTGAAGACTTCGCCGGCCGCGTTCTTCTGGTTCGGCGTAAAGATCGTGGAAGAGAAAGTCGCAAAATCGTCGGTGCTGACTTCCAGCATGTAATGTGGTGCGCCGACCGATACGAACGAAATCTGCTCGGCGTTTAGCGTCGGCAGACCAACCTGCGCAGGCGCTGTGGTCTGGTCCGCCAAAATGCGAGCAGGCATCCCTGCCATGTAACCGCTGTCACCTCCGTATGTACGGTTGGCTACGTTGGTCCGATGCACCGTGTCACCCGGAACGGAACTGTTCACGATACCGCCGCAGGTGCCGACATTCGGGGTGCGAACGACGAACTTCGCCAACTCATCAAGGATCGGGCGGTAGGCTGCGTTTCCGTCCACCCAAGCGGGGATTGGAGCGCCGATGATGATCAGAGCCTCATTGCCGAAGAGGGCACGGATGTTCGTATGCCAATTATCCAGCATCGTCGCGACCGTCGAGGGACTGCCGCTGTTGTTCAGCATCTCGTTTTCCATCAGAGATGCCAGGATGTAGGGAACGGTGTAGGTCTTGCCGTTCGCCGTGCAGTACGCCTTGAAGGCGTTCCATGAGGTTTTCATGCTTTCGTAGAGTGGTTGGCCGGAGACCCACTCGCCGAGGCCTGTGCCGCCCTTACCATCCGTCCCAAGCACGAACTGCTGACTGCCCGTCAGTTCGCTCAGCTTTGCCAATGCAAAGGGCTGGCCAGGCCCCACGTTGTTCTCTGCTTGTGATCCCTGCGGGAACAGCAGTGGAGCCGTCGCATCAAGCAAAACGTTGGTCTTCGCCGGATCGCCGGCCTGTAGACCGCCGTTTGGCGACCACTGTTTGATCTTGTCGACGTTCGAGCTATCCGCCGCGATCAGGGTCGCTCCCGTCGCGATGGTCTGCCCGCCCGTCATATTCGACTGAGACAGCAAGGGGATGAACTTGAAGTCTACGACCTGCCCCCCACCGCCCTGTCCTGGGAGGATGCCGGCACCGATGTAGCTCGCCGTACGGCGCTTTCGTGTAGCTGCAGAAACCATGTCTTTCCCCTCAGGCGTCTTTGAGCGCGTATGCGCCGGTTGCATCGAGCTTGTAGCGAAGCGGCGTACCGCCATCGGTGATGTAAGCCTTGCCGGCCGGCGGTGATCCGCTCGGCGCAATGCGTGTCCAGCCGACAGGGTCGGCGACGCCGGCGCCGATGTAGCTGGCGACGCGGCGTTTCCTCGTGGCGGTTTCAGCCATCGGATTACCTTTCAAGATGTGGAGGTCTTATCGAGCGCGAACGCGCTCTTCCTTGTCCCTGAGACGCTCAAGGATCTCGTCGAGCTTCTCTTCCGTCTCCTCGCGCTTGCGGTCGGCAAGCACTTCGAGGCAGTCTGCGCAGCGCCGCACTTCGGCGATCAGCTGATCGGTCTGGAACCGGTTACCCAGCTCTACGCCCACACCAGCAACAACAGCATCTGCGGTTACGGCTGGGGTGGCGGGCTTACGTGTCCGGTTATAGGTGAATAGGCCGGCAAAGAACGCGCCGATGAGGATACCGACATTCGTTATGATTTCAGCCTGGTCCACCTTCCGGCCCGCCTTTCGCATGTATGTAATCTGTCAGTCGGGCATCCCTCGACGCCCTGATGACGTTCATGAAGTCCAGCGCTGCGACGGTGGCGGAAAAGACGAATACAAAGCCGAAGGTCGCTTTCGCGGATAAGGCAATCTGCGTCCAGAAAAACAGCGACAGAAACGCGCTTCCCGCTCGTAGATGCGGGCTGCGCCGGAGTATTCCGTTGACCAGCAGAATGACCAGCCGGAGGAATGCGAACACCCTCATGATCCATGACCATTGCTCCTGCGTCGCGATCATCAACATCAGATCGAAAGTGGCGGTCTTCGTCGATGTCATCAGAACGGGATTGGCCGACAGCATGGCGCCGAGGGCGAAAAGAAGGATCGCGCAATACCACTCGCTCAGGCGCGGGAAGAGCGCGTCCATGAAGTGCAGGCGAATGGTAGCGAAGGAAGACATCACGGGCGCGCCCCCGTGATCTCGTCATGCGCGCGGCACTCCTGGACCGTCCAGACACGCGCGCCGCAGACGCCGGCAACCGTGTCATCAATCGCGTCCTGATCTTTTTCGGTCTTACCGCGAGCGCCAATGAGCGACGTGCCGATGATCGATCTAGCGGTTGATGACAGGGTCTCTTTCGAGGCACTGACCCGTTGCGTTGATGTACACGCGGCCACGCTCGCGGCACAGGCGACGATTAACACGAGCTTGATCAGCTGCATTGCTCAGTTCTCCGATTGCCTTGTTGGTTGCTGCCGTCAGTTCGGCCGCTTCGAGATCTCGGCCGCGCTGTTCGGCGGCCGGAAGCCATAGGAAGTGATTGATGGCGGTGAAGACGAGAAAGGTGGCGACCACACCGCCAGCTGCACCGAGCGCGATTTTGACACCCGCCGAGATCCCTGAGAACATCAGCGCTGCTCCACAGCCTGGCGGATGTCGCGGATTGCGGCAATAATGTAATGACGCGCCACCAGGCCGCCGATCGCCACGACGAGGATTGCGGCGATGATCACGATCAGTGCCCGGTAGTCGAAGCCGGTCAGTGCCGCGATACCTAAACCGCCACCGCCGCCGAAGGCACTGCCCGCCCAGCCAAGCAGGCTGAATTTCTTCTTCACCTCACCCTCGACGGCGACAGGCACCACGGCCTTTTCTTCGACGACAGGAGCGGAAACGAAGCCGGCCGCCTTGCCGAGCCCTTCAGCATCAAGCAGCGCCTGATGCAGCGCCGCGCGCGTTTTCGGTCCCGGATCACCATCGGCAACCAAACCTTTCGACGCCTGAAACTGCTTCAGGGCACCAGGCGCGTGGCCGAGCGCTACCAGCGACAGGCGCACGAGATGGTCGATGCGGTCGGCAAAACCGTTCTTGCCGCCGTTGATCTTCGTGGTGATCGTCTCGATATCGCCCTGGTCGGCATAGCGGTTCAGGTGACGATCGTCCCAGTACCAGATTGGCGCGAGACCTTCCCACGGATCAGTGTTGAGAAGATCCGGATTGGTGACGAAGTCGGGCGGGTTAAGTCCCTTTTCCTCGCACCACTCGTGGAACTCGATATAGTTCGCCTTACCGGTGATCTGGATGCCGGAGCGGCCCATGTATTTCTTGCCATCGCCATCAGCGGCCAGGGTATTGCCGAGATCGGTGCGAGTGTCGTAACGCTTCTGCGCCGGCGTCGGACCCCAGATCTCGCGATCGAAACGGAAGTCTCCACTTTCATGCATCAGCTGCGCCATAAACTGAACGACCCGGTGAAGGCGGTCTAGGCCGAACATGTCGCCGTAGCGGTCAAGCGCCACGAGAACGGAATTGAGGTTGCTCTCGTTCACGCGGGTTTTCGCGGCCGCGCGAATTTGCTGAGCTGTCAGGCTGCCCATGAAAAAGTCTCCGATGTTGTGCGAGAGATGTCACGCCTATGGCGAGGCAATAGGCTATTTGCTAATGGCTCAGTTGAATCAACGTCATTCGGAGCCAAGATGAAGGTTGAAAGCCGCGTAACTACCGTCGACTTTGCACGAGGGCTGATGGCCTGCGCAGTGATGATCTACCACCTGCTTTATTGGGAAAGCATCGCCGACATCGAGCGTATTGGTTTTTACGCGGTCTACGGTTTTTTCGTTATCAGCGGCTTCTCCCTGCACATAGCCTACCGAGACAAACTCGTAGATTTTTCCCAGCTGCAAGTGTTCGCAATCCGACGTTACGCCCGTATAGCTCCATTGTTTTACACAGCGCTCGCGCTCTACTTGCTTCAGAACGGTCTCCCTGACCGGTGGCCTGTCCTGTTGGCGGCCAACTTCTCATTAACTCTGGGTTTCTTGAACCCTGGCGAGACATCCGTCCTTGTTGGAGGCTGGTCCATTGGCGTGGAGATCGTATTTTATGTCTTGTTCCCGATAGTACTGCTGCTGGTTGCGCGGTCTAAAGGCCGGCTATTTGCCATTGCGACAGTGACTTTGGTCGTCCAGTTAATCTTCGTGAACTACGTCCTAGCCGGCCTGAACAGCACAGGTGAAGGATGGGTGCGATATACCCAACCAGTATCCTTCGCTGGCTATTTCGTGATGGGCATGTTTTTTGCGGAGCTTTATAGAGCAAGACCATACATGAAGGGTGCGCCCGTCATGCCAAAGCTAGCATTCTACTGCCTTATCCCGTTCATTGTGATCCCGGCTTCCGAGCCACTGGATCTCCTACAAGGATGGCGAGGCCTTATTCTGGCGGCATCAACAATTGGCCTCGTCGGCGCCGCGGCATTTATAGAAGAGCCAACAGGTCGCTTGCGCCAAGTTGCAAAGAGATTAGGAGACCTCTCCTATTCGATCTACCTGCTTCACCCGCTCGCGTTTGTATTCATTCGAGATCACGGCGTCCCAACATCATCACTCAGAATCATTGCGACGCTCGTTTTGACTATTGTTGCTGCCCATCTTACCCATAAGTACATAGAGGTCCCAGCTCGCGAGCTTGGCCGTAGATTCGTTCCGTCTCACTAGAGACGGCTCTTCTTATGGGACCGCTGGCGTGGTATCGGTCCCTTTATTGAAAGGGAACTCGCATGGAAGACCTAGAAGACATCCACACCGTTATGGCTAGAAGCCAACAAGAGCGCGCTAAGGATGGGATACCGGCCGCCTCAATCCGGACTATCGACTCAGACGGACACCAGGTGAAATTGGTTCTCAAGTCCAGCCGTGGTGACGTTGAGCTAAAGTTGTCGCGGAACGATCTGACGAGACTGCTGTCTGAGATTTCTTAGGCGACGCCAGTTGCACGATCAAGTAGGGACGCCATCCGGTCAACGAACCCGTATGCGAAGTGATGGTTTGATGTCTCTTCCGGCACTCTCTTGATTTCGCCACTCACAATGCTCACCAGTTCCTCACCAGAGTGTGCGAGATAAACTCCTGGCGTTCCCATCAAATCCGAAACGGACTCGTGTGTTTCAAGCGCTAGGACCACAGTGGGTGTTCCCAGACCCAGAGCGTCGTAGTGGCAGCTCGAAGAAATACTGGCGTGCAAATTAGACGCCGCGATAAGATCGTTGGTGCTGACGCTCTGTTGCCCGTCAAAGATCAGAACTCTCGGATCATGCTGGAACGCAAGCGTCAACTCCGCTTTGTCGCTGTCGTATGCCGGGTGCAGCTTGATTTGCAACAATACAGGCTTGTCTATTTTTTTGAGGAAGTCGGCAAGAACATTTGCCACCTGCCTGGTGGCGATACCTTGCGCCGTAAAGGTCACGACAAACGGGCGGGTCTGGCCCTCATAGGCTCTTGCGCTTGACCTGCGCGCGACGTCCATCACACCAGAGCCGACAGGGGCTACCCTCCCTTCCTTCTCCAATAGCGACCCTTGTAACGCATCTACCACATGCTGCCCGTAAACTGCGAAAAAGTCGGGCATCATGAGATTCTGCCGCTCATCATCGGCTATATCGCCCGGCAAGACGTTAGGATGAGATTTCGTTGTCAGCCCATGCTGCATCTCAATATACGGGATGGATAGCGTCTTTGCCGCAGCCATTAGAGCAAATTGGCCACCATCAGCGCAAAGAACGACTGAAGGGCGCATCTTGCGAAGAATCTGCTGGTAAATGACCGAGCGCCAATGAAAGGCATTATAAACCCGCGATACCCTTTGGGCGCTTATTCTGACGCCTTCCTGCGCCATAATCCGTTCTATCGCTTCGAAGACCGAGTGGTGCTTATGACGAGGAAAAAACCGACCAAAGAGGGCGCTCAAAATTATGACGAAGGTATCATCTAATTCTGGCGGGCGAAGCGCGGCATTGCGGTTTACCTCGAAGCCTGCAGCATCGCAGGAGGACATCTTCGCTCCGCCCTTGATCGCATCGATCATGACATCAAAATAGATGTCTTGGAAATGCCGGCCGGCAGGAATGCGATAAGCCGAGTCAAAGGACTTGCACAGATACCTAACTTTTCGGCGGCGTCTGAATATTTTTCCGACACCCCGAAAAACACTGAACATCAACACAGATCGGCCGATTGGCTTTCGCGCGAGATTAACTCCCTGAGCAAAAACTGACGCTTCAAACTTGACAAGTTGCCAGGGCGAGACACCGTCAATTACCAGTCTGAACAACCCATGCCGGCGCTCTATATCGCGCATGGCATCGTAGACTTCAGCTTCGGTTCTTGTCGTGTTCACGCTATTCCCTTGTCCACTTTACGGCGAATGATGACAATTTCCACAGAACGAAAGTTGCACCTCAGGAATGTCTTTGCCATAACCCTTCGAAGCAAATGCCGATGATCGGAGTGCCAACATGCATGCATCGCCGACCTATAGACGTGCTTGGGAAAAATATAAAGGTGGCGGAGATATCCTTGTATTTCTGGGCATCTGGCTCACATCGACGGTCTTCATTGGTCAAGACCGTGCAGTAGTTAGAGGCGATTTCCATTATTGGCTAGCAGTGATTCCTGCTCTACTTTTTCCAGCCGTTCGGTGGCGGCAAACCATCGAAAACTTGCTCTTCGGCAAGGCAAGACCCATCGGTCTCTTCGGTGCTTTAGGTGTTTTTTGGGCCCTTATAGCTCAGGATTTCCACGCCGTGGCACCACTGGTTCTGATTGTGTGGGTCGCGGGGTGGGCGTGCCGTGACGAAGTCGCCGTTGGAAGACGCGCGTTTTTCGTTCTAATTCTCGCATTTTACCTTCTTGGCATCATCACGTTCTTTCTGCAGCCTCCCTTCGAGCGCTACCCTTGGATGATGATACCATACAACAACATCACCATGTCGGCTGAGGATTTGCCGGAGGGCGCAGACCCCACGCCGATATTGCCAGATCAGATTAAGGAGGGGCTGGACCTAAACCCTTGGGGTATACTCCCTGGACAAACCGCCCCCGCCTTTGGCCGCTGGCGGATCTCGATGACGCCTAAGATCGCGACATCGGGTTTGGTATCACTCTTCGCGCTCCTAATTTTTTTCCAAAGGCCATCGGTTAGGCCATCGAATTTGGGCGGAGCGGCTGCAGCAGGATATTTTGCCTTCCTTTCACTAATTCGAGCGGTGTTTTCAGCAGTGGCACTATTCTTCGCAACCTACGTTTTGCAGAAGATCTTTCACAAGAATGCCACCGCGCGTTTGTTAGTGGCGATCGCAATGACCGTAGGTCTCGTTTTTGCGATGTGGGCCGCGCCGTACATCCTCTACGAGGTTCAAAACTACAAGATCGCTTCGCAGCTACTTCTTCGCGGTCGCAACGACCTTACCCTTGATGAGATCGTCCGCCAGCTCTATAGGTCATGGCTTTGGACGCAGCACTTCCAGATATTCCTAAATAGCGATTATCTTATGGGAGTTGGCAGCGAGCTTGCTAATAGCGCCAAGGAAAACCTTTTGAACGCCAACCAGGTGCGGTCAGACTCTGACTCGTTCTTGACGCGTCTGCTGGCAACTTACGGACTTCCCACGTTCGGACTGCTATTTTTCCTAGCTGAACGATGCTGGTGCCACGCAAAGAAGGACGACGGCTGGGCCGTATCGATGATCGCCGTCCTGATTTGGTTAATGATGACTTGGGGCAGTTCCTTTCACCCGAGTAACGGAATCTTCGTTTTAGCGTTCTTGATCATCGGTAAAGGATCAAAAGCTCTCTCGGACGATTCTAAACCTGCCGAAGGGCGGCCTTGATCTTCTCTATGATAGCCGTCTGCATCACCGATGCCCAATGCTGGCCGTCTAGCGTATAACCAGGCAAAGCCGCTCCGCTACCGTCCTGCAGATCTGAGTGATCTACGATCAAGCAGTCCTCTCGCGCTGCATAAGTCGACCTAAGCCAGATATTAAACGTGGCAATATTGCCATTCCATAGCCCGTTGCTCGTGCGTGTCGGCGGCACGATTACCAGCGGCCCGGTGAAGTAGTTCAGGACCGAGGTATACATTGCCTCTATGGCTGGCAGGTTCGGCGAATCAACGCATATATCGTTGAACGGAAAGCAACCAAGAACGACGGCCCGCGCGCGCCCTAGGGAGGAATAGCTGCCGGTTCGAAGACGATAGATCAGCCCAGGCAGGGAGTCGCCGGAGATCCCGTAATTCTCGGCGAAAGGAATATCGCCAAAGCTGATGCCGGCGAAATTGCTGTCTCCAAAACAAGCAATGCTGCCACCTTGCGCGAACAGTCTGGCCTGCTTTCGCGAGTCGTCGATCGTTCTGTTCTGATGGTAGTTATAGAGATCGAACGGCTGCGCGGCTGGCAAGGTGCCCGCCGCCAAATTATAGCTTTCCGGCCGCTTCAGATGCGGCGCGATGCCGCCAGCTGCGGGAAGGCCAGCTCCCGCGCGCGGTGTCATTTCAGTGGGGTTGAGCATCAGGCGTTTACCTCGCTGCGTAGACCATGCAGATAACAGCGCTTCTGGTTCAGGGTCTTGTAGCGCAAAGAGATGTCATCGCCGGAGGGCTGACCGGAAACACTGACGATGTTCGTCTCGAAGTAGGTCTTAGCCCCGAGCGCTTTAAGCTGCGTCATTGTCGCGGCTGTCCATGTCGTCCCTCCGTCACGGCTGAATTCAATCGTGACATCGGTGTTGAGCGTCAACACATCGAGCGCCTCGATGATCCCAGAGGCCTTTAGCTGCGTGGGCGTAAAATCAGTGAATTCATATGCCGCAGTGACCAGAACTATGTTTGCGGTCGTCGCGGGCTGCTCCACTTCGATTTCCTCAACCCAAAGCAAGTCAGAGAGAGAGGAAGTATATCCCGATCCACTCGTGCCAGACGCGTCCGTACCAGCCTTGAAATAGAACGAGTAGTCCGAGTGCGCCGGCTGCAGTCGCCCGACTGTGCCGCCTGCGGTGCATTGGCCTGACACGAGAAATGCCGTTCCGGCCGTAACGGTGTATGTCATCCAGTCCGACCATTCCTCCTCGTTGGCGGAAAGTGTGAGAGTCGAGGATCCGCCTCCGAAAGTTACTGGGATCTGATTTCCGGTGAACGCCGCACCGCTAGCCGCATGTCCGGCATAAACTGACGAAAACGTCGCGCCAGAAGCGCCACCTTTGAAGCGAATACGGAACTTGGTCCCACCTTGCAGGACCTTTGCTCCGGCAAAACGCTGACGAAGTGTGTTGCCGGCCCATCCGCCATTGCTCACGCTCAACGACACCGCAGGAATTGCGTCGACCTGTTGCAGAGGGTTTCCGCTGTTCATAATGCGGCCGTTCGTAGGATCGAGCACGTACCCCGATGAAGCTCCGGCGTTGACACCGCCGTCACCGCCAAATCCGTCGACGAGGCCGTTTCCCATAAAAACAGGCTGGCCGATCGCCTGCGACGAATGGATTGCACTCAATGTGCCGCCATCGATCGTTATGCGGTTGCGCAGATTGCTCGCAAGCTTCGCGTCATTAATGGCGCCGTCGACGACGCTCCCAAAGGGCAGCGCCTCAAATGCCGTGCCATTCCACGAGAAGAAGGTTTTCGAAACTGTGTTCCAGTAAAGCGCGCCTTCCTCCAACGGATTTCCGTTAGGGTCCTGCGTCGGAGCTGAAGCGTAAGCACCAAGGTACTGCTTTTGAAAGTCTCCGAAAATGGCCTCGATATCGGCCTGCAATGCCGCAGATGTCTGATCGCTTGCCAAACGAAACGTAGACCCTTCCACCTTGCCGATGAGTAGCGGCGGGAGACCGCCGGCAACTGGATTATTTCCGGAATTCGTCTTGATCGTCAGAGGAGCGCCGCCATTGAAGCTGACGGTAACTGGCGAACCCGGATTGGTCGTCAAGATCGTTAGCCAAATCTGCGCACTGGCTGAAATTGGCTGAGAAGAAATAGCGTTATATGCATTTGGTGCGCCAGTTCCATCATCCTCAGCGACAATCACGGAATACGGCAAATCCGCCACGCGGCTCCACGATCCGGTTCCGGCGCCCCCGACCTTGCGATAGATGCCGTTGAAATCTACAGCATCGTCCTGAATGACCCATGCGCTGTCATTCTCCGCATGCTGCAAATCTGCGTAGAGCTGCACACGCGTAAGATAAACGCCACCGCCAGATGTGCCGATCGCTGTCACGAAGCTTTCCAGCCAAGCCGACCATGCTCTGGCTTCCGACTTCTTGACCTGCTTCTTTCCGGACGAGGGATCGCCGGGTGTGTTGTAGTCCGCAAAAACCTGAGCGCCCGTTGGTGCTGTGATCGGCATGGTTTTTCCTTGTCAGGTAACAGTGAAGGGTCCGGTCGGCACTGCGGCAGCTGCCGTACCGGATGCATTGATTGAGACGACGAAGCCGAACTTGGCCCCGGCACTGAGCCCGGTGACCACGCGGCCATCACTCAAGTTTGGGGGGCCGTACTCGGTGGCAACTAGGGTAGCACCCGACATCGAGTTGGCAGTGTTGATATAGATCCGCACCGCCGCATAGTTCGCACTATTGGGAGCAGTCCATGTGAAGCTCGCTTGTCCAGCACCAGGCGTCGTGACGCCAACGCCGCTTACGACGGCCGGAGGATTGGGGTCTGCAACAGCGGTAACGGTCACGTAGTCCGTCCAGTCGGACGACACACCTGCAGCCCAAGCGCGAAGCCTGAAGCGATATTGCACACCATCGGCTAGGTAAGTTGACCTCACCTGATCGACACCGGCGGCCGATGAAATGGCGCTCTGCGGCCCTGTGGACCCGCTAAGCCTCTCCCACTCCATCTCGTAGGTCAGCTCATCCGAGACATGAGCCCACGATCCAAGACCATACGCCGCAGAGGCGCCGCCAGAAACCACCTCCTGCTGGATGATGACGCCGAATCCGGTCGGAATTGGTACCCCGCCTGGCGGGAGCACAACAACCGATGATCCGGGAATACCTTCTTCAGTTGCCGAGTTGAATTCGTAGAGATCCGGCGGAACGACTATTCCGCTTAAGGTGATTGTCATTTCGCGGAGAGATATGACCGGCTTTTCGGTTATCTCGATTACCGCGTCGGCTAGTTTTGGCCCATACTGGACGCGGATGAACCGCTCATAAGACGGATCGTTATCCAGGTCGAAGTGAGCCGTTAGAGCAACGCGCATCCCATTGCGCCTGATGTAGCGCAGCTTCTGGAGCCTTTGGATATGGTTGTGCGACTGCACCGCCACATTGTCGACGGTCACCGTCCGCTGCGTATCCTCGCCGATGTAGGGGTCGCCGTAGATCGCCGCATCGTTGGTGTTGTAAAGGTCAGCCGGATCGGTGTAGCGGCCGCGCACGGCAAGAACCGTTGTCGATGGGTCGACATTGGCATTCAGACTGAACGCAGTGATTTCTGCACGCGTCAGTGTAATCGTCGGCTCATAGTATTCGCCGCCATGAACGCCCACGGTCCCATCCGCGCGCTCATAGACGACAAGTTCACCGGCCTCGTCGATCGTCCTGCCAACATCGGCAGGATCGCTATTGGCGCGAAACCAAAACCCACCATGGTAGAGGCTCTCGACTCCGCCCGAACGGTTTATAATGGATCTGTCCGCAATGTCGGCAGCATGCCCCCAATCAGGGAGATACATTTCCGCCAACGACAGCTTTCCACCATAGGGGCTCGTTAGATGCCAGAGGCGGTGCAGCGCGAGATTGGTCGTGTAGGCATACCCACCGCCGCCGCGCGGATCGTAGATATCAGGATTGCCATCGAGAATAGACGAGTGCTCAGGCATCTGGTTAGGAAAGATCTTGAGGAAATCATCCGCCTTTGCCGTTTTGCAGATCATCTTCACGGAGGCCAGACCGTCGCCTCGGTGATCGACGGTCCAGATCGATGGAAACGCAGCGACGACATCACTATAAGCCGTTTCCGCCGGAAGGCCGTTTCGAACCTCGATCGTCACATAAGGCGTGTTCTTAGGGTAAAAATGCGCAGGCGAGACGACAACGGTTGCCGAAACAGATACCGCCTCGTCATGCAGGTAATGCTGCACAAACCCTTGGATGCGGTGCCCCGCAGGAACAAGTACATGATAGGCATTGCCGTTGATCTCTTCGAGAAAGGCATAGTCGCTTGCCTTTTTCACCCTGCCGAGAACGATAGGCAAAGAAGGCACTGGCTGCTTAAGATTGTAGGTCCCGTCTTCCGGCTTCGGGACCGCCTGCTTTGGCGCCAAGGCCTTAGACAGAGCCGCAGCACCGAATGCGATGCCACCATAGAGGAGCGCGTAGGTACCCACAAAAAGCGCGTTAGCGGCAAGCACCGTCGTTCCGAACGACGATACAATTAGCGGGATAAGCTCAAGGCCTGTCATCGACGTTAGATTTCCCAGATTGCCAGAGCGCCGGCCGCCATAGGTCCAACGCAATCTTTGTAACGAACCATCCAACGGGCGCCGTTGAAGATCGCGCCGAATTGCCGCTGCATGTTGTTGGCGCTGCCGATGACGCCGATCGCGCCGAGCTTGGGCTCGATGAGCTTGCGGCCCCGGATAGTGTCGACGCAATTTTCAACGACAGGCACAACCCCGCCTGCTCGGACGACGAGTTGCTGGAATTCCTCTTCCGTCTCGAATGTCTCACGAAGATGCCGTGCGGGATCTTGATGACCAAGCCAGATAGCCCACGAGGCGAGAAACAGGCAGCAGTTGACGCTCGCAGGTTCCCAGGGCTTGCGCTCGTATGCGCAGAGAAATTCGTCCAGCGTCCTCTGCATCACCAGTTCGGCCACCGTACTGTCTTGTCTTTAAGGGCAGGCATACGCTCGCAAAAGCGATCGTCTGGTGCGGTCGGATTGAGAACACGAGCACGCGCACGCTGATCAACGTCTGACAGGACCGCACCACTGGTGATCGCCAGGAGCGTGAAACGGTTCGCGATATCGATCTTTATCGTCGACCGAATGCCGCCATCTTCGGCCTGGTCGACGAAAGTCAGATTGGCGATCTTGCCGGTAAATTTTACCTTCGGAGATCCGCTTGGCTGCTCAAACTTATCGAGCTTCTGCAGCAGAATTCTAAACCGCGATCCAACAATGTTGCCGGTCTGGTAGTCGGCCCACACCGCATCGCTGGTCTTTCCGTCAATCCCTGACACGATCAATGACAGCGTTGCGGCTTCACCGTTGATCGCTGCCTCGATTTGAGGGAGCGCGTCATCCGTCAACTCACAAGCGCGATACACATTGCCATCGCGATCTATGAACTTGCCACCCGAACCGTCCCACCAGCGCAACACGGTTGACGGCAGATCTACCTGCGCCAGAATTCGAATGCTCGACATCGCTTGTCTCGGGTTATGCCAGGTCGTTCCAATAATCTGTCGCCTCGACGAAACTGACGCTTGGGCGGCTGTTCCGGGCGATGGCGTCTTGTCTGATATCCATTGATCGGTCGTCGGCGAGATGGCACAGGCACGTCGGACGATCGAAATTCATTTCTGCGCCATGGGGGATAAGCTCCCTCACGGTGGGACTGATCGATACAGTGATGAGACTGTCCTCTTCCGCCTGAATAAGGCCAATCTCATAAAGCGCGTGATTGTAGGAAAACCGCGCCCCAGCAAGGTTTTTGTCAGCATTAACGACCCGCAACCGGATAGTCGTCACGCCGACCGGCGTCACGCCGTCGCTGACAATGTCGATCGCATTCTGCTGCCACCCGACTCCGTCGTCGAACATCGTGCCGTCATCATGCGGAAGAACTGCCATAGGCTCGAAAGTACCGTTGACATAAGGAGCACTGAGAGCGGCGCGGACAGGTACGGCAATCAGCCCCGCACGACCGCCGAGGGACTGCCTAACCACCTGCCACGAACGCCACTGGTCTCGAAAGCGGTTCTGGATAATGACGTTACTGTAATCGATGACCCAGTAGCCTAGATCTGTCCTGGTCACCCTCTCCACGCCACCAAGAGATCTCCCGCCACTGCGCGAATAAGCGACAACGTTTGCCGCTATCTCCTGCGGGCGCAGGACCTCGAAAGGCCATTCGATGATATCAGCCATTGCGATAATCTCTGCCGGCCACGTTTGCTTGGTAGTTCGCCACCGTTGGAACAACCTGGCGATTGGCTGCAGTCGCGATGCGAGGTGCGGCATCCGATATGCCGGCGTCGCTGACGGATTTTACAAAGGGCAACAGATTGCCGCTTTCGTCGACATCGACACCCACAGTGACATGCACCTGCTGTCCACCGACCTTCGTTCCCTTTGGCAGCACGACTTCGCCACGTTCCAAAATGGCGGGAACCTCGCCTGCGCGAAGCGCTGGTCCACCAGCACTGGAGGTGCCAGTGTGGTATCGCTTCGCTCCGGCAAAAACCGAAGGAGAGACGGCTCGACCATGACCGTACCCGTCTGCGCCAGCCACGCCACCGGCGTGAAGAATACCGGGGATCAGGAAGCCGCCAAGAAGGCCGCCGCCTTTGCCGCCTATCCCCGCCCCAAACAAGCCCCCGCTGAAGAGGCTATCAAGTGCCGAGTCCAACATCTTGTCCACGACCTTATCGAGCGCGCTTGCAAGGGCATCGGACGCCGACTTTCCTTGCCTTAAATCACTGATAAAGCCACCGAGAACGTTCTTTCCGATGCTCTCTAGCTCACGCATCGCGTCTTTATTTCGCTGGAGCGCATCCTTCTCCGCATCGATTGCCGTCACAAGTTCTGAAATACGCGCCTTCTGCTCGTCAGTCGCCGCAGCACCGGCGCGGCGAAGAGCATTAGAAACGTCTCGCTGCTGGTCTGTCTGCCCAAGTGTCTGCTGCTCGAATTCGAGCTGCTCAATCAGCTTCTTCACCGATTCAGCTTGCCGATCGGCCGCGGATTTTCCACCGCCACCGCTCCTCGATTTCTTGCCAGTGCCATAGATGTCGGCGCTCGTGACACTGAGGTCGCGCGCTGGATTGGCGCCAGGCGTGGGAACATCACCCCCTGGAACAAATTGGTCCTGAGTGAAGATCTTCCCATTTTCCGAGAAGACGGGCGATAAGGAGCCTAGCGCCGGCCCATTCTTACCCGTGGTAAGCGCCTGGATCGCCTGCTGGCGAAAGACGGCGGCTTGAGCAGCAGCGCCGGCGATCGTCTGGGCAAGATTGCCGAAAGCACCTGAGAAGGCGTCGAGCGCAGGAATGCCGGTCTGGCTGATGGCGGACGCAAGGGCATCCTGCACATCCTTCATCGCCTGCGTATTTTCTTCGCCGCTCTGGACGCTGCTGGAAACCGCGTTCCACGCGGTTTGCAGCTTAATTATCGTTTCGTCTTCAGCTCCCGCGAGACGCAGATCCTGGACAAGGGCGGCAAGCTCGACATTGAGGTCGGAAACCTGAGACCGCGCCACATCCCATTGCTGGCTGGCAAGAGTGTCGGATGCCTTTATCAGGTCGGCGCTCGCCTTCGCCCTGTCGAGTTCGTCGACGTAAGCCTTGAGAGCCGGAACTGCGTCGCCCCACTGCTGAGCGACGGCCGCAATGAGATCGGCTTGCTGCTTTAGCGTTTCTTCCGATTTCGCACCATCGGAAAGGACGCTCGCGAAATACTGAACTGCCGTACCGCCCAGGGCGATAATGGCAATCGTCGCGAGGGACACCGGATTGAGCATGGACGTAAAGGCGCCGGCCAGCGCACCAACCGCACCTTTCGCACCGGTCTCGCCGAGAGCCTGCGTGATCTGCGTGCCCTGCTGAAGCGCGATCTGAAACGGCGACTGCCCACCGGCCAGCTGGACGCCAATGTCGTTCAGCTGGGCGGCGAGATTGGCCGTTTGCACCTTTGAGGCAGCTACCGCGGTCGTGACACGCTTCGCGCCTCCCTCGATCACCGTGAAGGCACGGCCACCGGATGCGGCGAGCTTGTTGAAGCCATCCGTTCCAGTTGCCCCGATACCATCAAAGCTCTGCTCGATCTGCTTCGTTCGCTTGGTGGTATCGCCAACCAGCCGATCGAGCGCACGCTGCATCTGACGCACATCGGCGCTGATCGATAAGACCAGATCTTCCGTATCACCCGCCATCAGCTATCCTTGCTTTTCAGCCAATTCCAGAGTTCATCCTCCTCGGCAGAGGAGAGCTTCTTGTCGCCATCAGGGTCTTTCGATTGAACGAAACCGTCGAGCGCCGCCATGAACTGCCAGACCGAGAGCCTATCGACCTCGGTCGGCGACAAGCCCATTACGATCCCGTTTCCGTAGAGGGCGGCAAATCTGAGCTTTCCGTTTGGGAGCGGAGGATCTGATTTTCCGGATTTGCCGCCTCGGGTTTTTTTCCGACGACTTCCTCGCTGGTGCCGACAACGCCGGCGCCAAGAACTCTTTGGGCGATGACGAGGTTTTCGAGCGGCGGCCGTTTCTCGACATAGGATTGCACAAGCTTGCGCGCCGGTATCGGCTCCATGCCGCCGCCAATCAACCCCAGACGGATGACATTCGAGATCTCCTCGACCTTCCAGCGTCCCGTCAGCAACCGATCGAGGATGACATATGGGCCTGCGTCGCAAGCCTCCTGCAGCTTGATCAACTCACCCCAGGCAAGGCGGAAAACGTAGTCTCCGTCCGCGAAAGGAAGTTCGATTGTTGCGTCACGGCTCATGGTCAGCTGATCACGCGGACCATTTCGCCATCGGACTGCATCGAGACGTTATTGGTAGCGCGCTCGCCGTTGTTCGCGCCGACTTCCATGGTCTCGACATGCATGTGCCCGGTCCAGGTGATCGTCTTGTCTGGAAACTCCCATTCGACCTTCACCGGAACGGAATCCACGTCTTCCCAGGCATCAAGCCAGGTCTCGACACTTTCGCCCGCCAGGACGCCTTCACCGCTGATTCCCATTGAGAGCGAAGTGGCGTCGCGGCCGAGCCACGAGACCGCGTCCGGATCGTCGCAGTTGGGCAGCTGGAACTCGTTCAGCCCCTTGGTGAGGGTGATGCTGCGCTGCGTGAACCCGCAGGGATTGGCGTAGACAGGCGGCGTGGCCTTGTTTCCGATAAGCACACGGATTTTGCCGCCCTTGATTGTGGTCGGATCAGTCATTGCAGGCTCCTTGAGGGGGTTACGGCTGCTCGACGATGGCTTCGAACGTCATCGCCGCATGTGAAGTCTTGCCATCCGGATCACGCAGCCAGCGCGTTCCGCGATACTGAAAAAGAACGAGCGCGTTTTCCGTCAGCGATATGCCCTCGTCATCGAGCGCGACGCGCACCGCTTCGCTGACATGCTTGACCTCCGGAAATCCGACCTTCTGCGACCAGCAATCGATCTGCAGGGTGATTTCGAAGGACTTACGGCACCCGATGTCATCGGGCAGTTCATCGGCCGGCCCGAGACTGACGTAGGGAAAGACTGCGTCGGCCGGTACGTTGTCGTAGATCCGCGCACCGACTAGATTTCGCACGGCGGGCGACGCCTTGAGCTTGGTGACGATGGCAACCTGCAATTCGTAAGCGGGAGACGTTGTCACTTCTGCTTTGCCTTTCTGACGGCCTTGTTGACCGCGCCGGCTATCTTGCGGCGAAGTCGCTTCCGGTAAGCGCGATATGTCGGGAAGATGTGCGGCCGGGCGCCCATCTTCACCGTGCCGAATTCGAGGAAACGCCAGATGAAATTGGCGAAAACGCCCGTCGCGTTCTTGTCCTTCGACGGGTTCTTCGTCCCGACCGCCCTTTCGCTCGGCCGATTGGCGATGCGATCGGCCTGTATGCTCGCGAGATACTCACCGGTGACCGGACCAGGCGTTCTAGGCTTGATACGTTTGGCAAGCTCCTGCGCGCCTTCCAGCTGCGCTTCCGCAACCTGCTCCTCGACATTGGGAACGAGCTGCTTGAGGCGTTTGACAACCTCTTCGCGGCCTAGGAATTTCGCTTTCGTCTTCATCCCGCGTCCACGCCGCTTTCGCAGAGCAGATCAAGCCAGGCCCCATCTGGGGACGGGGTGATATCGGCGATATTGTAAATCGTCCCGTCTCGCGCATTTCGAACACGCCATTCGGTCGTGATCTCGCGCGTCTCGCTGTCGCGGCGGATGAAAATCACCTGCGTATGCTTGCCCGCGAGGCGCGACGCCATCACGCTCTCGCCTCCGCGCAGGTGAATGAACCCAGCCCGACGCTGAAACCGTTGCGCCCAGTCGTCGACGACATTTCCGGCGCCATCATCGCCCGGAACACGGGCGTCGAAGGCGACCCGTTCTTTCAGGTCACCCGCGGATCTCGCTTTCGCCACTTGCCAGCTCCTGGCCGTGCTTATCGACGGCGACTGCCTTTTTCTTGATGATCGCCTGAAGCGCGCAATCACGCTTCACGCTAAGCTCCATCCCCGCCCGATAGCCGATCGTGACCATCGGGTGAGGCTTGTAGTCGAAATCCTCGACGAACCGGACACGCACAGCTTACAGCGCAACGTCCGGGAACTGGATGTCGATCGCGAGAACCGTCGTCGATTTCGCAATACCGATCTGGCAGACATACTCACCAGCGCCGACATCGGCGAGCGGGCAGATTGCGCCCGGCGTATCCGACAGGAAGTAGGGCGTGCCGGGCGTCAAGACGGCGTTCATGGTGAGATCGCCACTGCGGATGATCGAGAGCGGCTGATTTGCCGCCGCGTTATTAAGCGCCAGGCCGCGCGCCTTACGCGCCGCTGGCGTCGCCGAGTTGCTGTCTGCCAACATCGACTTGTCATTGACATCCTTGTAAGCCGCCTGTCCGGCGGCGATCGCCTCACCGGCAACACCATGCTCGACGACAGCATTCGACCCGATGACGACCGAGGCCGCCGTAATTGCAATGTTTGCCATGAAAGATCTCCCAGCTATGCCGCGTTAGATGCGCAGCCAGCGGTAAGGGTTGATGAGAAGTTTCGCACCGCTCGGAATGCCTTCGCATTCCAACCCGTTATCGTAGAGCTGGGAAATGACGAGCATTGCGGCGGACTTGAATGTTGCTTCCTTGCCCAAAGGCACAAGCGACAGGTTGCAGTACTGCAGAACCGCCTGTCCGGCGGCGTCCATGTATGTCTCGATAAGCGCGTCGTCATCGCTGTGATCGACGTGCAGCGCGGCTTTTACTTCTTCCAAGCTGTAAAGCGGGCCGGTCTCGGTAATGACGACGTTTTCCATGAAAGCGCTTCCCTTTTACCGACTTGCCTTGTCGGCAACCGGCGGTGCTTTTTTATTTTTGACCGGAGGCGCGGCTTTCGTCTCCGCATCCGCCCGGCGGACAGCACCCAAAGATTCCAGATATTCGAAATCCTTCTGGCTAAACTCACGCTCGGAACCAGCTTCCAGTCCATCGAGCGGCTTTACAAGTATCGACTTGATCATGGTCCTTCTCCTTCGGTTCATGGGACCTGCGCCATAGCGGCGCAGGTCGTGATCAGCCGAACAATCAGGGGACGCGGCCGAGATCGCCGTAGACGATTGCCTGCGGACGATAGATAGCGAGGGCCAGGCGTTCTTCGGCCCGGATCGTGACCTTGTTCTTGATGAAGTTGTCCTGATCTTCGGTCGAAACGTCCACAGTCGCGTCCTGGCGGTCGAAGATTTGAGCGGCGAGGTTGAAAGCGCCGACAAGTGCCTTGTCGACTCCCATTGCCTGCGTCTCCACGACCGGAAGGCCCCACAGCGTCTTCTGGATGGTCCCCTGCGGGTTGCCGATGATGTAATTTCCGCCAGCATCCTTCGCCATCTCGATGGCGGCCATGTCGATCGGGTTCATAACTACGCCGTTCGGCGGGTATTCTGCGAGCGCAGCCTGAAGGATCATCAGGCGAACGACATCGAGCTGTGTGGAGGCCGTCAGACTTCCCGGAGCTGCATAGGCGGTGGCTGCGGTGACCAGGCCAAGAAGGTTCTGACCAGTTCCGGAGCCGTTGAGAAGCTGGGTTTCCTCGACATACGACAGGCCGAAACGGAGGCGCTGATCGATGATCGAACGGAGAGCGGGAGCGTCCGCCAGAATCTGAACCGAAGTACGCATCCAATGAGCAATGGTGCGAACGGTGGCGACTTTGTCCTCGAACTGCAGTTCAGACTGCGGCTTTGCAGCACCTTCAGCGACCGGCGCCGCGTTGTTGGTGAACAGCTTTTCCTGCTCGTATTCGATCGAGTTGCTCGACGTATTGCCCGGCATCAGCAGAGCACGAACTGTCATGCGCCGCTGCGGCAACTCGACTTGCAGACCACGACGATCAGAGTTCACTAGCGCCCCGGCAGAGCCGGGTGCATCGGTCGTCAGAGAGGTAATGTCCTTCACATCAACCAGAACACGTCCGCGAGGGCGCGTCTGGCCCGCGAAGGCTTTGAAGTCTGCGTGCTCGACGAAACGCTCGCCGGCCGTACGATGGTCATTGTCGTCGCCACCACGGTGAGCAATTTTCTGATCGATCTCGTCAAGCCGAGCCTTCGCTTCATTCATGCCCTTGATGGCCTGGTCGGCCAATTCCTTGGCGGTAGCCGCCAATGGCGTGCCTTTTTCCGCCTCGGCAAGGGCCTTTTCGGCGATTTCCTTCACCTTGTCGTGCTTCGTCTCGAAATCACGCTTGAACTCTGCCGCCAGTTCTGCCGCAGTTTTCGTTGCGCCACCGCCGTTGGGGCGGTCCGGCGCATCGAAGACGATACGAGGACCGAATGGCAGTGCCGCCATCGATGCGATGGCAAATGCGATGGAACCGCCACAGACGACGGCCAGCTTATGTCCCGACATGGGAACCTCCAGTTTTCGGTTGAAATTGAGCGTTCAGCTCATCAAGGCGCGCAAAAATGCGACGCCGTCATCAGCCGCGTCGGCAAGTTCCCCTTGCCCCTTCAGGTGAAGACGCGCGGCGCGCTCCGCCTGCGAGTTGGAGAAGCCTAACCCCTTGAGCCAGGTCTCAAACTCTCTTTCTGAAAGCCGGTCCCCGGCTTTGAGCTTTTCGGTGAGATCGTGAGCAGCCTTCGCTGCTTTCACGCTCTGCACAACCGCATTCTCGTTGGCGCCGACAGAAACGATGCTGACCTCAACGAGGTCGAGCTTCTGAAGGGTCCATACGTACGTTTCAGTGTCGACGCTATACTCCTTGATCCTGTACCCGATCGACAAGCCATCGATATCCTTGGCCTTCAAGAGGGCGTAGGCCTCTCTGCCGCGCTGAACGTCCATGTTCAGCTTGCCACGCATGAGTAGGCCGTGATCGTCTTCTTTGGCTTCGAGCCATTTCCCGATCGGTTCATCGGAATTGTGCTGCCAAAACAGCTTCGGCATCGTTCCCTTGGCCTTGTGAAGAGCAAGGCTCTCCGAGTAAGCGCCATCAGCAATAATATCGCCGTAAGCGTCCGGCTCACCGCCGAAGGTCGAGCCATAGCCTTCGAATTCGCCGGTTTCCTTGAGCGATTTGATCTCAAGAACTGGAGCTGTTTTCCTGTCCATTTCCATCTCCGTTGATGGCATTTGCGAGTGGGATGTCCTGCATTTGCACAGTCACGACGTCCCCGCCCTCGATTGGAGGGAGATTTTCGAGCGCTCTGCACTCGTTTCGAGTGGCAATGCCCATCCGGATCGCCTTTTCGTATGCTTCGTAGCGGCTGGCCGTGTCGCCTCGGAGAAGGCCTTCGAAATTGAACTCGATCACGATTCCCTGCGATCTCTGCTCGGACAGGGGAACTAGCTGCTTCAAAACGGACTGCTCGATCCGCTTCAGACGCTTGCGAAGGGTGAATTTCTGAAAGCCGAGCACATCAGCTTCTTTCCCCGTCCCCCAATTTGAGGCCTTGTCACCAAAACCGACCATTGCCGGTGGAACGCCAAAGATCCGGCAGATCTGCTCGCCGCTAAACTTTCGGCTCTCAAGCATCTGGGCGTCTTGCGGGTCGATCGAGATCTGTTCCCATGTCAGCCCATTATCGAGCAGCATGGGTCTCCCGTTCCGGATGGACCCCATGTAACGCTCTTGCAGAAGCCGCTCCAGCTCCTGCCGTTGATCTTTAGAAAGCTGTGTCTCCGGCCTCGTCGACAAAACACCGCTTGGGTTGACGCCATTGGCGAATACGGAGCCCGCAGCTTCCTCCGAGGCCATCGCGTCGCCGAAGACGTTTCGGCAGATCGAAAGCGTCGACGATCCAGAAATGCCATCACCCAGAGGACCGCGGATGTGCAGAACTTCTGCGGCACGCTTGACATAAGAGCGCCCATTGTCCGTCCAAGAGTACTCCAGATCGTTGTTTGCCTTGCGGCGAACCGTCATCCGCTCCGGTTGTATCGGGTAGAGCGAGGTTATGATGCCGCCCGACCGCCGCTCAATTAAAGCGTAGGCGTTGCCGTGCAGCTCCACACTCGCCGCCATCACCTCCCAGAAATCGACAGCAGTCTGATCGAAATTTGGACTGTCGTGCAGCACGAAATACAAGGGATGATCTTTTGCGACAGTGCGAATGCCGTTTTCTGTCCGGTAGATCATCAGTGGTAAGGATGCGATCGTCCCAGCGATAAGCTGCACGCACGCCCATGTCGCGGAAAGGCCAACCGCTGCGCCCGCCTGATTGAGCCGCCAATCGCGCCACTCAGCAAGCGTGACCTGGTTGGTCACGAAGTTATCGCCGTTCTCAGTCGAGGCGGCACCGCCGCGCCATGGCTCGATATCCTTCACACCATCGCGGCCCAAGAGGCGGGTAAACCATTTCATGCGTAGCTCGCTATCCACGCCTCGGCATCAAAAGCCGCAGCAGCTTCAGGGTTTTGGAACATCAGCATCGCGGCATTGAAGAGCGCCATGAGCATGTCGATCTTCGCGGCGCCAGAGACTTCCTTGGTCACGACATAGTTGCTGCCTCGCAATGTCTGCTTGGCGTTCCCAACAGACCACGCCATCATCGGCTGATCGCCGTGAAGGAACCGCCCATCCTCCAGCTTCAGCGGGACTGACGAGATTGCGGTTTGCAACTTCCAGCCCTGGCCAACAGCCTGTACAAGCGGCTGCGCCAATTTTTCAGCCTCTAGCGCGTCAAGCAAAAGAGCGATACCGGCGCTATCGAGGCCAATGCCAGCCTGCTCTGGTAAGAGACCGCTGTCGAAGATGCGACGGCATATCTTGGCTGCAGCTTCGGCTTGATCTTCGCCGGAGGCGGCGATCTCAAGATCGCCAACCTCCTCGAAGTTGCGTAAGCGTGGGGCAATGCTTTTGCGCTGCTCGAACACCGATTGCCGCGCCCACGCCTTGCCCCATCCGAGCCACCGTTTCGTGCGCTTCTCCCGACCGATGACATACAGCGCCGCCAAGTCGTCGGCTCCGCCCCAGTCGATACCGATCGTGCATACTTCAGACCGACGCAGAAGAGCGTCGAGTCCAGTGAGAGTCTCATCTACACACGATGACCAGTGTAATGCGCCAGACCAGCCATCCCCGCCCAGACCGACACCGATCTCGATATTGAGATGTTGGCTTGCCCAGATTTGCTCCGTTTCTTTGCTGACGCGACCGTTGTTTTCATAATCGTCGACCAGCGCTTGAGGATCGATGGATCGACCGAGATTTGGGAGCAGGTGTTTCCAGTTTTCTTGATTGCGCCAATACTCCTGATCAACCTGTTGCTGGCGCGGGAATTCGTACAGCACCGGCAGCATGATAGGCGAGGATCCACCTTTGCCGTCACGAATGGCCCGCGCTTTGTCGAGCTCTGTTCGCCAGATCCCAGCTGGGGGCTCATCGGACTGTGTCGTTATCATCAACACCTGTCCGCGCTGCTTTGTGATGCCGCCGCCTCGTATCTGCTGCATCACCCTTGTTGCCTTGGCGACTTTCCCAAGCTCATGCAGCTCGTCGATAATCGTCAGAACTGGAATTTCGCCGGTGACGATCGACGTATCGAATGTTTTGACGTCAAGCTGCGTGCCGGTTTTGCGCCGCGTGATGCACTTTAGATGCTCCTGCACCTTGAAGATTTCGGCGAGTTTGGCGTCGCCTTGGACCATGAGCTGCGCCTGGCTAAAGCATCTTTCCGATATGTTCTGGCTCGGAGCGACAATCAGCATTTGCCGGTTGGGCGCCTCTTCCATGAAAAGTGCGGTAAGACCGAGAGCGGCGACGTAGGTCGTTTTCGAATTCTTTTTGGGAACCATGCAGAGCAATTCCCAAACAAGCCGGCGCTTGGTATCTGGATCCTCACTCGCCAGGAATGCGCAGAGCAGATCTCGGAACCAGTCGCCGCAGGCCTCGGCCAAATTTGGGTTTCCGGGAACGTCCGGCAGCCTCAGGCGGTTGAAGAACGCCAGGGCCTTTGCCGCCTTTTCCCGATTAATAGGAACATCGGCCATCGGCGTTTGCCCAGCCTGCAGCTTTTCCCACCAATCCGGGCAAGCGAAGCGCGGGAGATCCTCAGTGATGTGCATTCTGCGAGGCTTCCCGCTCAAGCTCGGCCATAAGATCAGCGTCAGCATCAAGTGCGCGCATCTCGTCGATCACCTTCTTGCCAAGACGTTCGGCCGTCTGCGTCTCTGGCTTCTTTTCCTCCGAAGCCAGTTCACGCTCTATCTCCATTCGATCGTTGCGTTCCATCAGTTTGCCGAACTCGCGAAGCGCACCGACATTGCCTCCCTTTGCCAGTTCCCAAGCAAGATCGAGGCGAGCCCCTTCCAGGCGGTCACGAGCAACCTCTCGGCTTCGAAGCTGCTGAAAATAATTCTTCCGCAAAGTGGGCTGCGTGATGCCCAAAGCGTTCGCAATGCGGGAATTGCTCCAGCCCATCGCCAGTAAGAGCATGACTTTGTTGCGGTTTTTCTCTGTGGCGATATGGGGCGGCCGTCCGCGCTTGCCCCACCCTTCTGGGATCGGGTCGCCGAGGAGGTCAAAATTCGTACTCACGAGAAAAAAATCCCTGAATGAGAGGGGCGCGGGTCTAGGGGCGGCAGGGCCTTCAGACTTTTGACCCGCCCCCCCGGTTGGTCACCATCGGGTCTGCGACCGCTCCTGCCTTTGCTTCTCGCTGTCGTGATACGCCTTGCTCACGCAGTGCAGGTTGTCGATGTTCCAGAAGAGGGAAGGGTCTCCATGATGCGGCTTCTTGTGGTCAGCCACCGGACTGTTAGGCGCTGGATGCTTGCCGATGCACAAGACACCCGTTCGTTGGCAGACGTAGGCATCACGCACCAACACATCCTGCCGCAGCTTCTGCCATCTGCTGGTCTTGTACCAAGCTCGATGCTCAAGCGTCTGGTCGCGCTCACGATGGCGCTGCGCTTCCGCTTCCTGCCGTGTCGATGGAGCTACTGAAGCAAGGCGACTGCCTATCGTCTTCAGCCTTGGCTTTAGGGATGTGAGCTTGCCCATATCCCTTGAATGCAAAAGGCGACCCTAAGGCCGCCTGTCGTCATCTCATAGCAGTAGCACTTGCCCTGAATCAGTGCCTCGTATCGAGGCGGTTAGGGCGGGGGGCTGACCGGTGTACCGACCTCGGGCTATTGCCCCACACTCTCGTGTGTTCTCAGAGGCTCACTGCAGGATCATCAGCTCATCCGTGAGTAGATTTGTATTCATACCTTTTCGAGATTTGCAAGAGGGACAAGCGTCGGCGTCTCACGTCCGAACATCATGACCTCTACCACGGCATCACCCTTTCCGTCAGACCTGCACGTGATGATCCTCCCGTGCAACGATGCCAGCGGCCCAGCAGATATACGCACCTTCTCCCCCTTTCTGAAAACTGTCGTCGGCTTTTCCCAATCGAGGCTTCCGTCATCGGCCAAAGCTTTGAATCTCTTCACCTCACAGTCAGCTATCCGCATGGGAGAAGCGCACCCGCCAAGCACGTCAATGACATGCTGCAGTCCGCGAATTGCTAGGAAGGCCTCATCGGAAGCAGCAAAACGAACGAGCACATAACCGGTCATTACAGGGATAGGAACAGGCGGTATTACACGTCCGCGACGGCGATATTCTGGGCCCATTCGCATGGGCACAAGAGCCTCAATATCCGCATCTTCAAGCGCGGAATTCACAGCTTTTTCGCGACCCGACATCACCCTGATGGCAAACCATGGCGAATCATCATGTGCCTTCCGGGAGGCGAAGTGAAGCATGTCAGCCCTGATTCGCCTCATGCGATCGTCAAAGCGATCTCCTATTCCGACTGCAATGGGAACTCCATCGAACTTGTCATGCTGCATCATCATCGCCCCGCTCCATGCCCAGTGCCGCACGTGCGGCCATTTCGAATTCACCAAGGCCTTCCGGCCCACCCTTGGGAAACCACACCCCTGCCAGATGCTTCGGATCTGGCTCAGGCACTGGAGGCCAATGCATCTGCTCGTGGTAATCGCGCCAGCGTTCGAAGGTCGGAGAGCCCAAGGGGACGAACTCACAAAGAGCCGCTAATGCCGAGAACCGTTTGTCGACGTGATCCTTGGTGCGCTCAATCGCCATGCGATTGAACCGTACGGCTTCCGGATACCCTTCCTGCTGAACACGGCGCCGGTATTCCTGCTGCCTGAAATCATCCGGGAATATGAGATCCTTGCCGTCGATCCGAATCCCGCGCTCAGCCAGGAATCCCATAGCGGTGCTCTCGCTCGTTCGACGGTAGATCTCAAACTTTCGAACCGTGAGCGGGACAAGGTCGTCTGGAAGGTCGATTGGCTTCGGCCCATCGAGCAACGACAGCATGCGCATCGCCGACCAGATATGACCATAAGGCGCGACCGTGACCCGCTCTTCCTGCGCCTTGGCCTTTTCATGAGCGGCCCTCGCCTGCTCTGGCAAACGCTCCCAGCGGCGTTCCGTGAGATAGGTCGAGGCCGCTACAGCCTTCGTGCGGCCAAGCTTCCTGCGCTCGTCCAGCCAAACCGGCGTCATGCGCTCGCATTCTGCCCGCTGCGCCGCCGTCAGCGCATTCCATTCCCGGCGTGCATTCGGTTCGCTGTCGTCAAGGTATCCTGGCATTTTTGCAAACCACGCCCTAAAGCGCCGTTCTATAGCTCTGGGATTTTCTTCCCCTTCATCTTCCCGCTCGCGCTCTCTCTCCGTTCGTTCAACAGGGGGAGTTAAATTACTGTCGTTAATAGGTGCCGGTCCAGAACCGGCAGGGGGTGCCGGTCTAGGACCGGCAGGGGGTGCCGGTATACCGGCAGGGGGGGTGCCTTTTGCGATGCCATCGATAGGACCGAATTCCTTTTCGTCTTCATCGTCCCATGCAGCAAATGCATTGCTCTCGACGACGCGATCAAGCACCACACGATACCAATGAGCGCTGTCGCGACCATCAGCACTGGCGACTTCCTGACGCTCGACGACACCGATTTCGCCAAGTCGTTTAAGCGAATCCTGCACCGTGGAACGACCGCAACCGAGCTGCTCAGCCATCTTGACCTGGCTGCGCCGGCACCATCCTTCCTTGTTTGTGTATGTCCCCAGTAGGCAGAGCACACGAAGGTCGCTGCCTTTCAGCCGACCATCCGTGATGATCCACGCGGGAATGATTGAGAACCGTGGCCCGCTCAATTTGCCCCCTCGACGCCCGCCTGCGCCGCGTGCCTGAGATCATGCGCGGCGATATGCACCGGCATGACAATGGTTTGTGGAAGAGTGCCGTCAGGCAGTCGCTTTGCGTTGGTGAGCGACAAGACAGCATCGAGATACGTGACACCCTCCAGAAGCCCCGACTTCTGCAGGATCACCCGTATGCTCATGTGCTCGCGGTTCATCACGCCGTACGGGCAGGCAAAGAGCCATTCCGCCCGTTCGGCGTGATCAGATGCATCCGCAAGCTGCTCGACAACGGGAAGGAGAGCCATCAATGTCGACCCTCCCGCACTTCGTGTTTCACGTTTGATCTGGTGGAACACGTTGATTTCAAATCCAGTTCCGGCTCAAGATAGAATTGCTCAACCGGAACGCCGAGCCAGCGGCAGAGCGCAATCACCTTGCCGACAGACACCATCTGTCCGCCCATGGCGCGCGAGATATCGTTGATCGTCACGCCAATTTCGTTCGCAAGCGGCCGCATGGCGAGGTTCGGCTCGGAATAGAACTTGCGCTTCAGTGCCGCCGCGAACTTGCGGAAGTCGTAGTCTGCGCGAGAAGGGTCGCGGGCGTTCTGCAGGCCGGTCATTGGATCTTCTCCTGCTGATCGACCCCGACGAGCCGCACGCCATGCGCCGAAGGGCTGACACCAAGCGCGCGCCAAAGCTTCACACGTGCCTCGCAATCGATAGAGAGGCCGTTCCAGGCTCGGTTGAAAGTCTTCGCGTCCAGCCCCGACCGCTTGCGCAGCTCGCCGCGCAAACAGGCCTCCTGCTTCCGGATATCAGGCGAAGCCTTGAGCGGCTCGCCTGGATAGGCCGCCATGTAGAATTCGATCTTGATGCGAGCGCGAAGGAAGCCCTTAAGCATCGAAGGCGAAAAATCAGGCGTCGGCATGCGCGACCTCCTCTCTCAGGAAATCGAGCACGAATGGAGGCATCCGCCAGCCGATGCTGTAGACCGTCAGAATATCGATCCCGAGCTTTTCGCAATGGCGCCGCGTCCGATGCATATGCACCTTCAGCGTATTGATTCCCGGATCATCGCGGCCGAGGGCCTCCATCTCGTCGAGCAGGAAATCGTAGCGGAGCGTTCTCCCGCGCGCCCGGTAGAGCGCCAGGAACAGCGCGAATTCGGTTTCCGTCATCGTCGCCGACCGGCCATCCCTGACGACCGTGCGCGATGCCTCGTCGATAAAACCGTGATGAGAAGCCAGGGGCGCACCGCAGGCAGCACAATGAAGCTCCTGTCTCATGCCGCCTCACTTTCCTGAGTGCCGGCTTGGTTGCCCCAGAATGACCAATTGCCGCGCAGGCGAATGTCGTCAGCCTCCAGACTTTCGCGCCGCTGAAACATCTCTAGCTTGGGCAAATCAGGGAAAAGCCTATCCATCTGCTCGGCAAACCAGACGGGCTTTTTAGAGTGCCCCTCCACCGGGTGATCCGTGCATTTGATCGGTTGAGTCCCCTGCAGCGGCGCGGGGAACCCGCCGCGCGTCCCGATCAGCAGAAGCTCCAAATTGTCGAAGCTCCAATAACCTGTCCCGGTCTGCTTACCTGGGTAGACCTTCCTCCATCCCCAGAAGCTCTTGAACTCGAAGCCCCATTCGTTGAGCGCGCGAATGCCATTCGCAAGATCCGTCACCCACATGAAAAGGACAGCCTGTTTCGGAGCCGGACAACCAAGCGCGCAAATGTCGTCGATCGACATGGTCGGATAGTGGTTCTCGGCGCTCTTCGCGCCGCCGGTCACTTCCGAATATTTCGGAAAATGCCATGGCGGGTCGGCATAAATAACAGGATAGGAAGCACCCGCTTCATGTCCGGAAGACCGCCACCAGGGCGAAGCATCGGATTTCGAAGCAATCTCGGCGGCAAGCGACGTACGCACCGCGTGGCTCTGCTCTTGTTCGGCACGTCGGATCGTCTTGACGACATGCTTCATTTCAGAAACATTTGCCCGATCCGGTAGGAACATCGTTCGAATAGGTTTGCGGGCCGGTTGGCTGATGCCATCTCGACCGGTGATCGTTTGGTGGTGCGGAATTTCCGCACCTTCGACCATGCGCCGCCGAACAGCGCCCACCGTCTTATCATCAACCCCAAGCTTCGCAGCGATCGCCCGTGAGGATAGCTCAGGATTGTCCTTCAGCTGCGCCTCGATGATCTCGCGCTTTTGCCCTGTTGACAGGTGTCGCCTCGAAAGGTTGAGAGACCGAGCGTGCGCCCGCTTCTCTCCCTCTGACAGACCCTTGCGCACAAAGCGCGGCCAATCGACAAGTCCGAGGCTTTCGCAGATGGCAACCCGGTGGTGTCCGTCAAGGATGTTCCCCGCTTCGTCATATTCGACAGGGACGAGAACCCCGTTGGCAATGATATCCGCTTCGAGCGCCTCATAATCCTCTTTCGATAGAGGAGGCAGCAACTGATATGGACCGGACGCGCTCACTCGTCGTCCTCCGAAATCATACCGAGCGCGTGTAGATAGGTGTCAAGCATCGCTTGCTCTTCACGACGCTCGGCTTCATCTTTCCTCCGAAGAGCGATCACCTTACGGATGATCTTCGGCGAGAAACCCATGGCCTTCGACTCGCCATAGACGCTCTTGATATCGTCGGCGACAGACCGCTTTTCTTCCTCCAACCGCTCGATACGCTCGACAAAGGCCCGAAGATGATCACCGGCGATACCGTTTTGGCGCGAAGCCTTCTTCACGGCGCCCAACGTCGTCGTCACGGATATACCGCCGCCAGAGATTTCAATTTTCGTATCGTCAGCAGAGGCAGCGGCTTTGCCACCAGCAACGCTCATCGGGTCGAATTGCGTGCTCATCAGTGCGCCCTCATCACTGCTGCGAGATAGAGCCTGCCCTTTTGCGTAACCCGCACAAAATGCGGATCGTCCGCCAGGCGCTCGGCATAGCCACCGGCGACAGCGACGACGGCGCCCCGCTGGTCGCTGTCGAGTGCGAGCGGGTAGGCCGCGCGGTGCGCGCCGTAAAACTTGTGGGCGCGGTAAAGCAGATTATGTGCATCGCGCCCTATTGGCGGATCGACGGCGTATCCTTCAGCCTTGATGCCTCGCATTACTTGCCTCCCACGATCTTGAGGGAGGCGGATGCACCGCCCTTGGCCTTCACGCTGGCAAGCACCTTGCGCTCTTCCTCGACTGCATCGTCGACCTGCGCCGCCATCCTATCCATCTCGTCGGCTTCTGCCGGAGTGACAATGCCGTCAGCAAAGGCACGCGCCGTCACTTGGCCCAGCTCGGCGACGCGCATCGTGACGTCCGAATATGCCGAGAGCAGATCCGAGACCATTGCCGCGTCAGAAGGGATGTTGTCGGAAAGCTCGCGCCCATTGGCGCCAGCCATGACTTCCGTCACCAGCGCGCGGCCGCAATCGCCTTCGAGCCGTATGACCGCCATCATCGGCATCAGGTCAGGATCACGCGGGCTGCGCCAGCGTCCGACCGTGCTCGTCGCATAGTCCGTGATCTTCGCCGCACGCTCGATACCGCCAACCTCGTCGATCAGATCGCGCTGCGCCGCCTTCAGGCGGATATGGATTGCATCACTCATGGTGCCCTCAAAAAAGCAAAAGCCAGTCATCGCCGGGAAACCGGCGCTGTTTTTCCCATCGCAAGAAGGGTTCGGAAAATGTGAGTACTCAGCCCGTCAGCAGATCACGGAGGCCCGCATGACGGAGCACATACAAAACTGGTTGCGGTTGCGGGATTCGAACCCGCGGTCTCCGGCTTATGAGACCGGCGAGGACGTCCTGGCTCCTCCAACCCGACAGAAAGAAAAAAGGCGCCGGACGCTAAACGCAGTCCGCCAGTCCGGCGCCAGTTGGCGCTGCGGTCAGGCTCGCGCTCTTGGGAGATGTTCATGCGGCCTCGCTTCTTCCCGGATAGGGAATGTCCCGCGCAGCACAGTTAGCGCGGTAGAATTCTTCAGGGCCGAGGTTGGTCAGCGGGATGAGAACTCGCCAATGCCGATCAGGAATGCCTGCGTGACGCCACTTGTAGATCGCATCGCGGGTAATCGCGACGCCGGCGTCTACACACGCTCGCTCAATGGCAGCTACGCCGCCCGCATCTTTGATGATCTTCGTGACCGTGATTTCCGCTTCCATGCTCGCAGCTGTACTAGATTTTAAATCTATGTTCAAGCCAGCGAAATCTACACCAGAAAAAAATTCCGGATTTAATATGCGGTACATGACTTGGTGGAACAGACTTGATAGTAGACGGCAGGAACTCGGCTGGAGCGGTGCGGAACTTGCACGGCGCGCGGGTATTCCTTATGCAAACATCAACAAATATCTGAACGGGAAGATTGAGCAGCCACGCGGCGAAGAGATGCAGAAGCTGGCCTCAGCTGTCGGGAAAACCATTCTTTGGCTCCGTGACGGCCTTGAGCTTAGTGATGTTGAAGCCGCACCCGTCGAAGGCCGGCTCCTTCCTGTTGCCGTTGTCGGCACGGTCGAAGCCGGGACATTCCGCGAAGTCGACGAGATGGATCAGTCAGAGCCAGAATTGCTATCACTTCCTGCCGATGATCGCTTCCCGAGCGCACGCCTTATGGCATTCAATGTGTCCGGCGACTCGATGAACGAACTGCGCCCAAGGCCAATTTTGCCAGGCGATCGCGTTGTCTGCGTTGCCTATGAGGACGTTGCGCACGAGGCGCCACTGCGCGACGGTATGGTTGTGGTTGTCGAAAGAACGCGCGACGGCGGTCAAACCCGCGAGTGGTCGGTGAAGCAGATCGAGCTATATCAAGATCGAACCGAGTTTCACCCTCGCTCGTCCAATCCGAAGCACAAGCCCATTGTCGTGGCCCGCGATCCGCACGCAGACGAAGGCGTCATGGTAGAAATCATCGGGCTTGTCCGCAGAGTGGTTAACGACCTTCCGTTTTAAGCATTCTCAAGAACGCGGCAGGCCCCTACCAATCTCCCGATGGCGCTTTCGCAATTCACACACGAGAAGCGCAAACCCGCCAAAAATCCGCTTTCAACAAGCTCATCGACATCACTTGGCGCGTCATCAACGTCCGGCACAGAAACATGACGGGCGGTTTCCCGCCTGCAGTTCTCGCATCTGATTTGCAGTTCAAACTTTCGCGATGAAACGCCGCTCCAAAGTTGCATGATGTTCTCCTTTGGTTCTAGTTAACAGCAAAATCCCCGCGTGAGTCGAGTCGAATCACCGTTATAGATTTTATTTCTATATGTCTCTTGACGTGCTCCTAATGTAGATTTAATTTCCATTTCGTTCCCGGTGATCCTCCTCCCTCATCGGGGCAAGGCGCGCAGAGACGCCGCCGGTCCACGCTCTTGTGGCCGGCGGCGGGCCGCGCAGGAAGCTGGGAGGCTTTTCAGGAGCAGGATCATGCAGACAGCAACCGCCTATAACCCCGTGACCGTTCGCAACATAGCCGGCGAGATGGCCAACCACGCGCTTGAGCGCGGCGAAGGCCTGACACATCGCGAATACAAACGGCTCGGCTACACCGACGAGCAGATCGAGCGGAACGCCGACGAGGCCGCCCGCATCTTCGCCAACTCTTCGACCCGCCGCGTCGCCTGAAGCGATCCGGTTTCGGTCACCGCTCCGACCAGGAACGGAGCGGGTTCCGAAACGGATGCGAGAGGGCAAACCGATGAACTACTTCACGCCATTTCTGCCGCTGAATGAGATCGCGATCCATACCTTCCAGGAGCGTCGCGCCTCTGGCGACATCGAAACGCGGATGCTGGAGCGCGCCCGCATGCGTCGCGAAACGCAGCGGTCGCTTGAGGCGATCGCGCTGTTCACCATCCCCTTCGTGCTGATCATCGCAGCCGCTTATCAGGTGGCGCCATGACCGAGTTTGCCAGTCCGCTCGTCACCGATGGTCAGGCGATTTTCATCGTCTGTTTGATGGCTGCGCTCGTCTGCGGCGCGGCGTTCTTAGCCGTCATCTATGCGGCCGGCGTTGCTGCTGGTCTCAAGCGCACCGATCGCGCCGAGGCCGAAGAACTGGGAAAGGATTTCTGATGGACAACCTCGTCCAATTCCCCATGCGCCAAGTCCGCCCGCAGATCTCCCTGCAGATCGTCGGCGGGACGGAGCCGGATGCGATCAACGACATTGCCGACGAGGCAGCCGCCACCCTTGGCCGCCGCCTCGTCGACGACGCCGTCGAAAACATCATGTCCGCGGGCCTCCTCCTGCAGGTCGCCAAGGTCGCCGCGCTCGGCGACGGCAAAGATCCCGGCGACCTCATCAGCAATGAAGTCGTCATCAGCCTGTGCAGCGCCCTGATCAGCGTCATCGACGCCAAGGGCTGCAGCACCGCCGATCGGCCGCTGCGCCACATGCTGGAGCGCATGATCGAGCTGAAGGAAGCCGACCATGGCTGAGAACTCTGCAATATCGTGGACCCGTCACACGTGGAATCCGTGGATGGGCTGCACCAAGATCAGCCCTGCGTGCGACGGATGCTACGCCGAAGCGCTGATGGACAAGCGTTACCACAAGGTTCAATGGGGCAATGCGCCTCGCGTTCGCACCAGCAAGCATACATGGAACGATCCGTTCCGCTGGCAGCGCCAGGCCGAGCAGGACGGCGACCGCCCGTTCGTCTTCTGCGCCAGCCTTGCCGACATCTTCGACAACCAGGTCGATCCTCAGTGGCGCGCTGATGCTTTCGAGGTCATGCGCAAGACGCCTCGCCTCGTCTACCTGCTCCTGACAAAGCGGCCACAGAACATCATCAAGCTCGCGACCGAGGCTGGCGGCTTGCCGAGCAACGCCGCGATTGGAACGACGATCGAAAATCAGGCTCGCACCGAAATCAATGTGCCCGCGCTTCTCGACGCCAAACGAGCAACGAAGCCACTGTTTGCTTTTGTGTCGTGCGAGCCCTTGCTCGGGCAGATCAACCTTCACTGGATTGCCCTGCGAGGAACGAATGGGCTGGACGCCCTTCGCGGCCTTATCGGCATGGACGATGACAGCTTCGTGCAGCACGAAAGAATAGACTGGGTGATCACTGGAGGTGAAACCGACCAGGGCGGCCACAAGTCAAGGCCGACGAATCCTCGCTGGTTCAGGAGCCTTCGCGATCAGTGCGCGGATGCCGGCGTCTCCTTCCACCACAAGCAGAATGGCGAGTGGGTCTCGGTCTCCGAGGTTGCGGGCGCAGGTGAGCATTTCAGTTTCGACGACGGCGCGACCGTAAGGCGCGTCGGCAAGAAGCAAAGCGGCCGCACGATCGACGGCATCACCCACAATGATTTCCCGGCAGTGAGGAGAGAGGCATGACAGATTTTGTAACTATCGAGGCGAGAGTGTTGGCTAAGGCGATGAAGTTCGCCAATGCTATCGTCGAGGTCCGCAATACCATTCCGGTTTTGAACACCGTGAGACTGTCGTTTGGCCCAAAGGGTCTGGTCATCGATGCGACAGACCTCGATATCCTCGCGTCGATCAAGGTAGACGAAATCGAAGGTGAAGGCGAATGGGAAACTTGCATTGCGGCGCGGGATCTCGCCAGCGTCGCCGCAGCAGCCGGTACTACCCCGCTACGCATCGAGCCAAAGCTTATCGATCGAGACAACGGCAAGGGTCGCCAGTGGCAGGATCGGGCAGTTGAAATCACTGTCGGCGACGCCGCGTACGACATCCCGTCGCTGCCGGCGAGTGACTTTCCGGAATTGCTTGGCGACCGGATGCAGCGCATCGAGAAGTTCACAAATGGTCAGCTCCCAGCGATGCTTAAGAAGGTCGCAAATTGCATTTCGACCGAGGAGACACGGTACTATCTGAATGGCATCAACTGGTCAGCAAAGCCTCAGGGTAAGCGCCTGACCGCTACGGATGGACATCGTCTCGCTACATGCAGATACGATGGCAACGAGTCCGGAGAGACCTACTCCTACATATTGCCACGAAAAACCGTGAGCATTCTGACATCGTTTCTTGATGGCGCCGATATCGAAGTATTTTCGATTGGTAAGGGCAACGCCATCGTCGATACCATGCTGGATATCACCGCACCAGCGGTGACAATCCGGACAAAGCTGATTGACGGCACCTATCCGGACTTCGATCGCGTCATTCCCAGCAATCAAAATCATCGGATCGATATCCGCCGGGAAGAGATGCTCGTCGCGATCCGCCAAGCTACTGCCATCGGCGCTTGGCGCGGCCCCGCGATCCGGCTTCATGGGGTCAACGGTCGTCTGCACCTTGAAACAAAGAACCCCGATGCAGGAAGTGCGAAGGTAGTCACCTCGGCTGCATGGCCTGAGGGGATGTCCGAGATCGGCTTTAACAGCCGATACATGGCGCAGATGCTCAAAAGCTGCCAAGGCGGTGAGATCAGCATAGGTATGACCGACGCTGGCGCTCCTATTACCCTCACCGACGAAGACAAGGATGTGATCCGGGTCGTTATGCCGATGAGGGTGTAGCGATGAGCAACTCTGTAATCGAAGCTGCAGAGCGCTACCTATCCCGCCAGCCGCATTGCGAGAGCGATGAGGATGGAAACCCGCTTTACACCCGCAATCAGATGCTGCGCGCCTTCTGCGCCGGTGAAATTGCGATTATCGACAAGCCGTGGCCGGGAACCCGTACCATAACCGGAGAGACGGCCAGGGGAGAGGCTCGTGACCTATCCCCGCCCATTAGCCGCGCGCTGCTCGGCAAGATCGTCGACGAAGTTTTCGACGGCGCGATAGAAGATGCCTCGGTGATCGAGGAGATCTATGCGGCGATCAAGCGCCACGAGGCCGCGTCACCCCTAGCCGATGTTCTGTCGGTCATAGACGCTGGAAACAGCATCACCGTCCACTTCTGCGAGATCAAGTCAGCCAAAGCGTTTCGTGACGCGCTGCCGGTCGCAGCTACCCCCGCTCCCTCGTCACAAGTGATTGGGGGTGATTTGGCTCAAGCGGGCCGGGATATCCGCATTCTGCTCACCCAAGTTGATTGGCTCGAAGAACTTACCGGCGAGAAGCTCGGAGACGAGGATGCGGCGCTCGTGGCGCAGATCCGCCAGTCGTGGGCTGCCGCAACGGATGCACCGCAACTGCAGCATGTTCTTTCAATAACGCAGCATCCTAATGTTGAAGGCCCAAACAGGGAACAATCAGGCATTGAGGCAGACATTCAGCAATTGGGTATGCCCTCAAGTAGCAAAGGCCCATCGCGGGGCGGCGATGAGCCTCTAGACCCGAACAGGAACAATGGGTCCGCTCTACAACAAGTTGATGCGGGGAATGTTCCGCCCGACGAACAAAGGGCGGGGGACGCGAAGTCATTTGAGGCGCAGGTATTCGAAATTCTCACTCACGGATACCCCGCACCCTTCGCCAGAGTTGACCAACTCGCCAAGCGGATCGCCGCTATTGCCACCGCAACGGAGGGCTCGACCGATGGCTGACCGGCTCACGAAATGCCCCGCCTGTGGTGGGCTCGGATACTTCCGCTGCTACTGCTGGCCGGGTGACTGCATCTGCGGCCAGGACGAGGACACCTGCTTCGAATGCGAAGGCGAGGGGCTGATTGACCCGACCTACGACGACGATTTCGGCGTCCCTTTCGATGATGATGCCCCGGTACCGCCCTCACAGGAAAGGGCGGGGGACGCGAAGTCATTTGAGGCGCAGGTATTCGAAATTCTCACTCACGGATACCCCGCACCCTTCGCCAGAGTTGACCAACTCGCCAAGCGGATCGCCGCCCTCGCCACAGCAACGGAGGGCAGCGGCGAATGAGCCAGATCGTTTGCACCATGCCGGAATGCCAAACGACTGCCGGTTGCCAATGTAAGCGGTTGAACCTCGGCATCACCAAGGAATGGTTCGAGAAGCGCGCGGCAGCCGAAGGTGATCTTGAGATAAGTGCCGGGCTTCGCGCGCCGCCACCGGCCTATAACGGCTGCGTCTGCTCGTGCCATCGTGGCAGCGGCATCATTCATTTCGTTGCCTGTTGCTACCCATCACCCTCACAGGGGGAGGTGGGGAGCAAATGAACGCGCCTGTCCTACCCCCGCTGCGCTGGCATGGCGGCAAGTGGCTGCTCGCCCCTTGGATCATCAGCCATTTCCCCACACATCGCGTCTATGTCGAGCCCTTCGGCGGCGGCGCTTCTGTGATGCTCCGCAAGAAACGTGCTTATGCCGAAGTCTACAACGACCTCGACGAGCAGGCCGTCAATCTGTTTCGTGTGCTGCAGGATACGGCCTCCGCCGAGCGCCTGGTTGCCGCGCTTGAACTGACCCCATTCGCACGATCGGAATACGAGATCGGATGGGAGCCGACAGAAGAACCGATCGAACTGGCGCGCAGGCTTATCATCCGGAGCTTCATGGGCTTCGGTTCACACGCTCACGCCGACATGGGCGCCGGCCATAAGACGACGGGCTTCCGCGCAAATTCGAACCGCTCCGGATCAACGCCAGCGCACGACTGGGCCCGATATCCATATCGGCTTGCCAGCATCGTCGAGAGAATGCGCGGCGTCGTCATCGAGCGCCGGCCGGCACTGCAGGTAATGAGGACGCACGACAGCGGCGACACCCTTCATTATGTCGACCCGCCTTACCTGCCGGAGACGCGAGGGCGGAAAAACACATACGATGCAAAGCATCAATATCGCCACGAATTGACCGTTGCAGACCACGAAGAGTTGCTCGATGAGATACGCGATCTTGCCGGCATGGTAGTTCTGTCTGGTTATCCAGCGCAGCTATACGACGAATCCCTCTCCGATTGGATGCGCGTTGAACGCCAGGCACTGGCAGATGGCGCGAGACCTCGCGTTGAAGTTCTCTGGATCAATCCGCAGTGCGCAGAGCGCCTCGAGCGCGAGCAGTCTCCGCTCCTGTTTGGTGACGGCTTTATGGAGCGTAGCGATGGTTGAACCTCTCAAAGGCCGATGCGGCAAATGCCAGCACGTCTTCATTATTGCACGCCTGCCGATGCCATTGGCCCAGGCCGCAGAGATGATGCAGCAAGCCGCGTGCCCGAGCTGCGGCAGCAAGCGCCCGATCTATGTCGCGACAGCTACAGGAACAGCACCATGACGCTAGCCAGCCGCGTGATCGCCGCGTTCAAAAAGAATCCCAAAGCAAGTTCTGCCGAATTGGCGAAGATCGTCGGGTGTCACCCGGCCTATGTCCGCACTGCGATGCGCAGGGCTGGGAAGAAGCTGGCGCTCTCCGACAGGATCGACCGGCGCACGTTGAAAGAGCGTGAGCGCTGCGCTGATATCGCATCGAATATGGGGCATCCCGAGATAGCAGAAGCGATCCGCAGAGGATGCGAGATATGACCGCTGTCACCCAGCAGCAGCTAACCGAGATGCAGGAGGCCATGCAGTTTGCGATCGAATGCCGCGCGCCGGCCTTCAAGATCTTCCTGCATGAGCAGAAGGGCTTTCCATACCCGATGAGTGACGATCGCGCCGTCGCTAACGTGCTGCAGCTTCTCGGCATCCGGAGTCGCGAGGAGGTTCGCACCGACGAGGCGGCCGCCGAGGAATGGCGGCTGCTTGTTGAGGAATTCCGAGCATGGAGGGTTTCATGATCGAGGCCAGAAAGAGCCCTGTCGGCGATATATACACCCTCCAGGAAGCGGCCGACCGCCTTCGGATGACGACGCGAGCCGTCGCCAAAGTTGCGAGAAGCAACGGTTTGTGCACCATTGTCGGCCGAGATTTCCTGTTCTCCGATTCCGACATCCTCGCCATATGGAATGTTTTGCGATGCCCCTCAAACTCGTCCAGCGTCAAGGCTCCGAAAACTACTACCTCCGTGGCACGATCCGAGGACAAAGCGTTTTCGAATCTACTGGAACTGGCGACCGCAAAGTCGCCGAGGAGATCCGCATCCAGACAGAAGCGCGCCTGCTAAAGGAAAGCGTTCATGGAAAGAAAGCATCCGTCAGCTTTACTGAGGGCGCAGAAAGCTACGTCGCGTCGGGTGGCTCGCCAAAGTATCTGATCAAACAGAACAAGCTAACCGGCAAAGTGTCGGGCGTGGTGCCGCAGCTGCGCGGCAAGATGCTGAAGGACATTACCCAAAGCGATCTCGACCAAGGCGCAAATACGCTCTACCCGACCGCCAACGCGGAAACAAAAAACCGGCAGTTCTACACACCCTTCATCGCCGTCTGGAACCACTGCGTTCTCAACCAATGGGCCGAGCCGCGTCAGTGGCGCCGGCCGCGTAAGCCTAAGGGAACGAACGTCACCGTTCTGAAGCGCAAGCGCGCTGGCACGACGCCGACGAGCTACGATCGAGCAGCCACGTTCGTTGCAGAGATGTCGCCGGCCGCAGCGCAAATCATGACTGTGCTTTTCTACACCGGCATGCGGCCGATCGAAGCGTTCACACTGGAGGCGCCGCAGGTCGATATTGCCGGACGATGGATCTCGCTTGACGCATCAAAGACCGGAGAGCCGCGCGGCGTGCCGATGCATGAATTCCTTGTTCCGCTCTTCACGTCTCTGTTGGCAAAGCGCAAGAGCTTCGTCTTCCTGTCCCACAAGGGTGAGCCCTACCCACCTTCCGACGATTTCGGAGGCCAGATTTCAGGCGCGATCGAGGGCGCCCGCAAGCGCCTTGCCAAGCGCAAAATCGATATCGTCGACATTGCCAGCTACACCGGCCGCCACAGCGCATCGACGCAGCTCGTCGTCAACGGCGTGCATCCGTACATCAAGGATCAGATCCTCGGTCACGTGGCTGACGATATGAGCCGTCATTACACCAACGTGCCGCAGCCGGCGCTGCTCGAAGCAATAAACACCCTGCCTGTGCCGCAGGCCTGGCGCGATTTGTGGTGGTGGGAAGACCCCGCTTATTGGTCGCGGCGACTTATTTCGACGAAGAAGAAGGCAGAGCAGGCAAGCAAGTCGGCGTAGTCAAATCGGTGCAAAATCCGTGCAGTGGAGTTTCAAAAGGATGGAAAAGCAAATGTTGCCATACGGATGCAGAAACCCAGGTCTACCCTTGGTAAGGGTGAGGTCGGTGGTTCAATCCCACTCGGCAGCACCAGTTTTCTCCTTTAGCATTATCCACCGCGCCAATCGGCGCCATTGCTGCCGGCAAAAATCTCGCTAGAATATTAGCATT